AGGTACCGGGATTGCCCCACATTGATATATTTGTTAATGATCAGTGATCCATGGTTCGCGGACGAAAGGCCCCATGCAAGATCTTGTTGCCCAATTACAAAATGTGCCCCGCGAAAAGTTGGTGGAGCGTTTAAAGGCTGAGCAGCGGTTAAAGCAGCTACAACAGCAAGAAAAAGCCCGTGATAGCTTTTTGGATTTCGTGCGGTTGGTTTGGCCTAGCTTTATTGCGGGGCGGCACCATAAAATTGTAGCTGAGCATTTTGAGGCGATAGCGCGTGGTGAAACAAGGCGGTTGATTATCAATATGCCGCCGCGCCATACGAAGAGCGAGTTTGCGAGCTATTTGTTTCCGGCGTGGATGGTGGGCAGGCGGCCCGATTTAAAGATTATGCAAGCCACCCATACGGCTGACCTTTCAATACGGTTCGGGCGTAAGGTTAAAACGCTAATGGAAACCGAGGAATACCAAAATGTATTTGGCGTAAAGTTGCGTAGTGATAGTAAGGCGGCCTACAGGTGGGAAACCGATGGCGGTGGTGAATACTACGCAGCGGGTGTGGGCGGTAGTATCGCGGGCCGTGGTGCTGATTTGTTTATCGTTGACGACCCTCACTCAGAGCAAGATGCAATGAGCCCCGCAGCGTTGGAAAACGCATGGGATTGGTACCAAGGTGGTCCGCGACAACGTCTCCAACCCGGAGGCGCGATTGTGGTGGTTATGACTCGTTGGTCCGAGCTTGACCTAACCGCCAAGTTGCTTAAGCAAAGTGCCATGGACCCAAAGGCGGATAAGTGGGAAGTGGTCGAGTTTCCTGCTATCATGCCAAGTGGTGAGCCCCTGTGGCCCGAATACTGGAAGTTGGAAGAGTTAGAGGGTGTTAAGGCCAGTATCCAACTTAGCAAGTGGCAAGCGCAGTACATGCAGGCCCCCACGGCTGATACAAGCAGTATTATCAAGCGGGGATGGTGGCAGCGTTGGGAAAGTGAGAAAATACCCAAGCTGCAATACGTGATGCAAACGTATGATACGGCGTTTTTGAAAAGCCAAACCGCAGACTTTAGCGCAATCCAAACGTGGGGAGTGTTTTACCCAAGCGAGGATAAAGGGCCGAATATCATTTTGCTCGATGCCAAGAAAGGGCGTTGGGAATTTCCTGAACTTAAGCGTATCGCAATGGACGAGTATAAGTACTGGGAGCCCGAAACGGTTTTGATTGAAAGTAAGGCGGCGGGTATACCCCTAACTCAAGAACTACGGGCAACGGGCATTCCTGTTGTAAACTTCAGCCCGAGTAGAGGTAACGATAAAATCAGTAGGGCAAATGCGGTAGCTCCGTTGTTTGAAGCTGGAATGGTTTGGGCACCTGAATCATCTTGGGCCGATGAAGTAATAGAGGAATGTGCGGCCTTTCCTTTTGGCGAGCATGATGATATGGTAGACGCAATGACGCAGGCGCTTATGCGATTTCGGCAGGGCGGGTTTGTAACCCATCCTGAAGATTATCAAGATACTTACGAAGGGCCTCCTAGTAACAGGGTGTATTACTAAATGGTCAAAAAGCCCTACAGCAATGTTGAGCGCGCACAGCCAACCAATTATTTCCCCCTAGAGGGTGAAACTGATGCGGTGCCGTTATCCGGCCAACCCGTAGAAGATTTTGAAGTGGCAGCAGGTCCGGGAGTAAATCCAGCGGATGCTGAACCACTGCCCGAGGATTCCAATGTCACGATGACAGAGGATGGCGGGGCCATAGTCGATCTTGAAGAAAGCGGCAATGTTTTAATCAGCTTGGGCTTTGGCGATAATATCGCCGACATGTTAAGCGAAACCGAGCTCGGCCATTTAAGCAGTGAGCTTTGCTCTCTTATTGAAGACGATGATTCAAGCCGTGAAGAATGGCGCGACATGTATGAAAAAGGCCTCAAGCTATTGGGCTTAACATACGAAGAACGTACCGAACCTTTCCAAGGGGCTACGGGCGTAACGCACCCCATTCTTAACGAGGCGGTAACACAATTTCAGGCACAGGCTTATAAAGAGTTGTTACCTCCTGGAGGGCCAGTACGCACACGTATCTGGGGTAAAGCAACTCCCGAGCTGGAAGCTAAAAGCCAACGCGTAAAAGAATTCATGAACTTCCAGATCACTGAAGTCATGGAAGAGTACGACCCCGAATACGACCAGATGTTGTATTACACAGGCTACGGCGGCAGTACTTTCAAAAAGGTTTATTACGATGGCTATCTGGGCCGCGCAACAAGCCCCGTTATCTTTCCAAAAGATTTGATTGTTCCTTACAATGCTAAGGATCTAATGACAGCGGAACGCGTTACACATGTTCTGCACATGTCAAAGAACGATTTGCGCAAGGCACAACTCAACGGGTTCTACCGTGACGTTGACGTAGGTGAGCCTAGCCTTTCACAAAAAGACGACATTCAACAAGAAACCGATAAGGTAACGGGCATTGAACCCGGAGCCATCGGCGATGATTACACGTTGTACGAGTGCCATTGTAACTGGGAAATTCCAGGATTTGAGCACTTGGATGAAAATGGCGATAGTACGGGGCTCAAGCTGCCTTACATTATCACCATTGAGCGTGATTCAGGTTCAGTGCTTTCTATACGCCGTAACTACAAGGAAGATGACCCCAAGCGTATGAAGAAACAATACTTCGTACACTACAAGTTTCTTCCGGGATTGGGGTTCTACGGGTTCGGGCTTGTGCACTTGCTCGGCAATTTGAGCCGTACCGCCACGAGCTTGCTGCGTCAGTTGGTTGATGCAGGTACATTGGCTAACTTGCCTGCAGGGTTCAAGGCCAAGGGCCTGCGTATTCAAGACATGGATAGTCCGTTGCAACCCGGAGAGTGGCGCGATGTCGACGCTCCTGGAGGCAACTTGCGTGAAAACCTGTTGCCGCTGCCCTATAAAGATCCAAACGGCACACTGTTTTCGCTTTTGGGCTTTGTTATCAGCTCGGCGGAAAAATTTATTGGGACCACTGACCTTGGTTTAAGTGACAGTAACCAAGAAATGCCTGTGGGTACCACAATCGCCGTGCTTGAACGCGGCGGTAGAGTGATGTCAGCGGTGCATAAACGGTTGCACTACGCCCAAAAACAGGAACTCCGGCTTCTTGCTGAGGTATTTGCCGACTACCTGCCCGAAGAATACCCCTATGATGTGGTAGGCGGCGACAAAACAATCAAGAAAACGGATTTTGATAGCCGTATTGATGTTGTTCCGGTAAGTGACCCCAACATCTTTAGCATGACGCAACGCATTACGCTTGCCCAAGAACAGTTAAAACTGGCGCAAGCGGATCCGGCAAGCCACAATATGCAAGAGGCTTATCGCCGTATGTACGCGGCGTTAGGTGTTCAGGACGTTGAAAGCCTGCTTCAGCCGCCACAACAGCCACAACCGATGGGTCCGGCTACTGAAAACGCTCAAGCGTTGAATATTCCTAACGGTGCACCCGCACTACAGGCCTTTTTGGAGCAAGACCATGCAGCTCATATCGAAAGTCATGTCACATTTGCAAAATTACCGTTGGTTCAAAGCACTCCAGCGGTTATGGCAGGCATCTTGTCGCACATTTTCCAACATATTGGCTTCGCTGCGGAGCAAATTGTAAGAAAACAGAACCCTCAGTTGCAGCAACAGCAGCAACAAGCCCCGCAACCCGATCCAAACGCTCCGCAACAGGCACAGCAACCTGTGCCTTTGCCGCCTGAACTTGTTGCGCAAGCCGCTCAGATAGAAGCACAGCTCACTGCGCAGATTTTGCAGGATTTTGGCAGTGCTCAAGGCGGTAGTGATCCACTTGTGGCGCTTAAGGGTCGCGAACTTGACATTCGTGAGCAAGATAATGCTCGCAAAGCCGAAGATGCGCAAAAGCAGTTCCAGTTGGAGCAGCAAAAGATGCGTGAAAAGCAAGCCACGGACCGTGAGCGTATTGCTAGCACGCAAGATATCGCGGCTATGCGCGTAAAAGCTCAATTGATGAAAAACGGGTTGATGTAATGATTAACCGTGGCGGCATTGATGACCTGTTATTAGCCCGTAAGATGGCACGTTTAGCTACCGTACAAGATGTGCAGAATTATCAAGAAGGCGGCGAAGCTACTCCCATCAAACTGCCACGTTCTTTAAAAGAACTTCAGGATTGGAAAAACCCGTTTTCTGAGCAGGCTTTAATGGAACGCTTGTTTAGTGATCGTAAAGAAGGCGTTAAAGGGGCACCTATTGTTGCCATGCCTGCTAATATAGACGAGCTGCTTTCTTACATGAAAGCAAAACGTAAAGGTTATGCCGATGGCGGCGAAACAGACTCTGATCAAATAGATCAAAGCACCCGAGATATTTACGATTTTGATTTGGGTAATGGTTACAGCATAACATCTGAAGGAGACGTTGTTTCCAACACGCCTGCGCAGTTTCGTGACGAAAGCAACTTTTCTGGGCCTATTTCGCGCTTTGGCACCGAAATAACTGAAGCAAACATAGCCGCTACAAAACCACCTACTACTTCACCAAGCGGTAATTTTGATATCTATGGCGGCCTTGGTGGCGGGACGAGTGTTATTTCACCACCACCTGCACCGAATTTTAGATCTACTGAATTTTCAGACACTCCTCTTGAAGGGCCTTTCGTAAGCCCTGTTATGACGGCTGCTCGTATGAAGCAGAATCCCGTTTCTGAAGATTTCAATTACAAGGCTATGCAAAGCCTTGACCCGTGGTTTCAGACTAAAGCCGCAGGGTTCATAAACAGATTGATTGATACAGGCATAGACCCTAATTTTTCTTCGGGCAGCCGTACAGTTTCGCAGCAGAAAGGTCTTTATGATAATCCGTCGCCTTACGGGGCGGCACCTCCGGGATTTTCTGCACATAACTTCGGACAGGCTTTTGATCTCGGCGGCCTAACCAACAAACAAATGATTGATGCAGGCTTGATGGCCGAAGCCGAAGGGCTTGGTTGGGGCGGGCGGTTTAAAACCTATGATCCTGTGCATTTCCAAGAAATGCCAAGCACACAAGATCCTTCCAAATACGCTAAAGAAACAGGTACAAGTCTTTTTAAGGGTACTTCAGTTTTTTCGCCACAAACGGTATCCAACGTACGCCCCGAGCCTTTTGATATCGGTGGCGCACTTAGTAAACGTGTTTCTGAAACGTTTACTCCAGGAGGTATCGGGTCGCTC